GCTGTTGAGCAGCGCGATCAGCGCTGCCTCGACGAAATCAATGCGAAATTGCGAGGGAGCGCCCATCACTCGCCTCCCAGTCCGGCCGCGGACCGCGCGCGGCGGATGTAGCCATTGACCAGGCCCTGGATGCGCTGAGGATCTTCGGGCCTGAAGACCAGGTAAGGCCGCGCCGGAATGTTCTGGTGGCGCGTGTGGCCGGCGACGTTGATCTTCACCTGGTTGCGCGGGCCACGGATATTCAGCGAGCGATTGCCGAGTTTGCCTTTGCCGAGCGCCGCTGAGAGCCGCGCGTAGCTGTGCTCTTTCACCTTGACCGTGGCGTCCTGCATAGCCTTGGTGCGCGGGCCGGCTCCTATGCCTGCGCGATCACGCGAGCCGAACTGATGCACGGCTGCATAGACCAGGTTGGTGCCGATGGTTACGCTGTTCGGGCCGGGCTTGAAGCCGATCGAGGCGAGCAGATGCCCCGAGTCGATGAGGAGCTGGTGACCAGTGCCGTACTTCTTGGGGTCACTTTTGATGGTCGAAGGCGCGAGCGGCATCCAGGATCTGGCCGGAGATCCCTGTTCGCGGAAGGTGCGCCGGACCGAAACCAGCATGGCCGCGCCGATCTGGAACATCAGATCGTCCTTCTGCGCCAGCGAGAGGCGGAACTTTCCCAACGCGACTTTCACGTTGGCATCATCGACCTGGATGACTTCCGCGCTCATACGAATCCTTCCAAATGGTGATCGCTGAATTGCAGATGGCGGTCCTTGCGGGAGATCTCCGGGCCGCCCAGCGAAACCTGCGGCTGGAGAGCCGTGGAGGGTTGATCGAGCGACGCCTTGGCTGCCGCGATGTCCTTCAGAAAAGCAATCGCCTGGTCGAAGCGCTGCTGCACCGTTTCGCCGATGGTGGTTTCGCGCCGCCGGCTGAAGAGCAGATAAACCGCGATGTCCAGCGTGAGCGCTTTCACGTCGTCCGACTGCTGTAGCGGCGTGATATAGCGCATCCGGCAATAGCTCTCTACGCGGCCCGACGCCTCTTCGAGCGCCGCCGTGACAATAGCGGTGTTGATCTGCCCGGTATTGTCGTCGTCGGTCAGTTCGGTCAGATCCTTCGTTGTCATGCGAAGGGGGACCAGGTCGGATTGGGCTGCGTAGGCCATTGTTCTCCGAAGCTACTTGGCTACCTTGACAGGCTCGACGGTTTCGATCGCTTCGATTGCCTTGGATGCGAGGAGCGCCTTGGCATCCTTATCGCTCAGTTCGATAGCGGAGCCTTTGCGGAAGAGCTTGAAGGGATTCAGGCGTGTCGCTGTGCCGTCTTCTGGCTCGCCAAGCACGTTACTGAGTACGCGGTAACTCTTCTTCGCGCGCGGAGCCGCAGGCTTCTGTGGATTCTTCTGGTCAGTCATTTGTTCCTCTCTTTTGACCCGTTGCGTTTTGCATGAGGCGCGCATCACCTGGATGCGCGCCTCGTGCGGTATACGGCCCTTCGCCGTCTGGTTTAGCCTTCGATGTCGCCTGCGATGGCGCCCATGCTCACCGGCGGATAGGTGCCGAGGCAATTGAGAATCGGAATGCCCGCCTCGGGAGCCGTGGCGCGCAAGTCGTAGTACCAGTCAACCGACTGCCAGTACTTCTTCTCGCTCAGATGCGGCTCAAGCCATTCGAGAACGCCATAGCCGTCCACTGTGGAGGGAGGCCCGGAAATCGTGCCGCCGTTGCCATCGTTGCCGCCCGTCCAGGTGAAGGTCTTGGCGCAGGAAATATCCTCTTGCGTCGGAGCCTGCTGCGCATAGCCGAGGAAGCAGTTGTTACCCCAAACCCACGACGGCACATTCTGCTGATTGAGGCTGATGGCGCTGCCCACGATCACCTTGACACCGAAAAGCTGGCTGAGCATCTCGTTGGTGATGATGCCGCCGGCGTTGGTGAACTTGAAGCGGTCGATGGTGTCGGGGTGATTGCGCAGCACCAGGGCGACCGGATCAGAGATCAGGAGCACCATATCCGCGTCCTGGATGCCAGCCTGGCGCAATACGGACTTGTATTGCTCGATGAGGACCACCGGATGCGAACCGCTGCCCGTTTCCGCCACCGCTGGGTAGTTGTCAAACTGGTTTGCCGCCACCAGGCTCACGCCGTTGGGGTAGTTGGCCGTGCTCGTGAGCAGGCTGGCGATCCGGACCTCGCGGTCAAGATGGATCTGCGCGATGAGCTGCTTGGTGAGAGCCTGCCTGGTGCTGAATCCCAGGCCGAGACCGTAGCTCTCCGACTCGAAAGGCACGAAGCTCTCCAGCGCATGAGACTGCGCCATGTACGGCGCAACCGAGTAGCCGCGCCGCGTGCTGGTGGGCCGGTCGCCCGGAGCGCGGAGCGTTGAGCCAGGCACGCGCCAGTCGTCGCGGTTCCACACCACGTACTGAAAGCTCTGGCGCGCCACAGGAACCTTGGGCGCGAAATAATCTCCCACCAGAGCGTTGTTGGTGAACTCCTTGGCGAAGTTCGAAAGGGCAACATTCAATGCGCCCACCGGCATCAGTCCTGCGAAACCGCCCATAAAACTGCCTCCTGCCGTTGCTTGAACGGCCCTGCCTGAAATCTCTAAACCGTTACGCCTGGCGCGGGCCGTCCAGCCGCGCGCCAGGCAATCAGATCTGCCTTAAGTGAGCGCCGCCCCGCCGATCAGGCCGCGAACGTTCCATACGCCACCAACCGCCTCGACCTCCAAGGCATCGCCCTGGGCGGCAAAGGTGCAGATATGCTTGTTCCCGTTGATCCCGTTCGCGGGAGTGGTGATGGTGTGAGCGTGCGCCGTCTCCGCCGTGATGAAGAGGTTCGCGCCGTCCTGCAGCGCCGTTGGCGCAGGCAGGGTCATTGCCAGCGCGGCCGCGCTTCCGAGGCCATAGCAACCCGTTTGCACGGGAATCGCGCCGGCCACGATGTAATGCGTAACAGCATCTCCCTGGTTATAAGAGGCAGGAGGAGTGACGGTGGCGGTGATGAAATCGCCCACGTTCGGATTGCCATCGAGCGCGATCGCCAGCACCGGTTGCCCCGGTCCAGCGGGAATCGCCTGCCCGGCGGCATTGTTGGTAAGCGCCTGGCCAGGAGTCACAGCGGCGCCGATCTGCACCACGGTCTCACCGCGCTCGATGATCGAAAGCGGCACGGTGGGCGCGGTGGCGCCCTGACCAACCGTTTGATCTTCCTCGATCACGCCGATGCAGCGCTGTCCAGCCGCTGTCGGCAGTGAGCAGTGATTCGCGTCCGAGCCGTTCAGATTGCCGGGAATCACGAACAGCCCGCGCGTGTAGCCGATTACCGCGAGCGCGAGCAGGCTCTCTTTTTCCTGCGGCCCCTTCGGATATTTGTTTTCGACATTGATGTTTGCCATGTGCCCTCCTTGGGGCTATGAAACTTGGTGTTGCCCTCGGGCTTCCGCCTGGCACTATTCCCGAGGTGCCGCATTGTCCATGGGCGTTACTGCGTCGATGTGCCCACCAGGACCGGACCTTTTGATTTCCTAGACTGCGCCGCCAGTAGCGTTACCTGCCACTGTCAGCTCGGGCTGCTCTTCGGCGATTTGCGCCAGCGCCTCGCCAAAAGAGATGTTCTTATCCTTCTGGCGCGCCCTGGCCGCGTCGGTGAGAGGATCGCCGCTGGATGCCTTCCCTTTGCCTGTGTGAGCTGCGCCTTCCACAACGCGGCCGCCGGGCACAATCTTCGGCAGCCCTTCGAGGAAGAGCACCAGGGTTTCCAGCGTGGTGAGCTTCTTCTTCGCGTCGCCCTCGCCGAATTCGACGGTTGCGGTAGACTTGGCCAGTTCTTCGAAGAGCGGGCCGAGGCCCATCTTCTCGAAGGCCGGAATCCACTTGCCCGCGCCCTTCAGGCGATTGACGGCATCCACGGCGCGCTGCTTCACTTCCCCGCCGGCGATGGCCGTTTCGCGCTCGGCAAACTTGGTGGTTTGCGCCTTTAGCTCGCCTTCTAGAGAGGTAATCTTCTCCTGGAGAGGCGCGGCTGCTGCGGTGGCTGCTTCCGTGGCGATGCGTTTGGCGTCGTCCTCGCTGAAAGTTTTGGGTTGCGCGGAGGAGCTGAACATCTCCGCGAAGAAGGTTTTGATACCTTCCTTGATCTGATCGGGAACGGATTTCTCTGCCACTGCTTCCTCCTCGCCGAAGTCCACCTCAATGAACTTCTGGGCGTGATCGTTGAATGCGACATCCTGCAAGCCCTTCACCTCGGGAATGCCGGCGCCCAGCCACGCAAGATGCCGCAAGCCTGTAACCTGGCCGTTTTCGTCGCAATAGAAAGCGGCCGAACGCTTTTTGAATTTCCCCGCTCTGCGCGCTTCCTCGAACTTCGGATCGACCTGCCGCTCTCTGGCTAGCAGCTTGTCGCCGTCAACAGCCAGGGCGTCGATCCAGCCGTAAGCGGGCTGATCGTCGGCGCGGTGTCCGAGTGTCTCCGGGGCTTCGTGGTAAGTGGGATCGTAGTTGCGCACCACGCGGCTCAGGTCAGCGGCGGTGATGACGCCCTTGCCAGCCTTGGAATAATCGCCGGCGCGAAAGATCTCCATCCAGGGGCGCGGGGCTTCGCCGTGCTCGACGCTGGAGAGATAAGTCTTGTGGAAGTTTTCCGTATCGAGATTGTGCTTTTTGGCTTCCGCCTCGATCTTGCGCGCCACAGCGGCCTTTTTAGCTTCAGGCACATTCTTTTCGTGGCCGAACATCTTCAGAGCGGATTCGATGTGATCGTCATCAATGGGCAGATGCCAGGTGGAAATATCCTTTGCATCGCCGACGTAGGCAAACTTTTCCGCTGGGAGCGGTTTGCCATCCACTGTTTTGGTGAGAGCGTCTGCCATGCAACCAACCTACCGGGCCGCGACGCCTGTCCGGTAGATAGCTGAGACGGTTGCGTAACATGGAATGCTTACGCTCCAGATAGAGGGTTGAAGTCGAATTTCGGATCGGCAAGCCGCAGGCGCGTGAGGAGCGGGAGCCGCTCCAAGCCGCCTTCATCGCTGCCCTCTGGCGCATCTTCGGGAAGAACGGGAATCACAGAGCATCTGCAGTTGTAATCCCATGGCGCGTAAATTTGTCTCCAGACCGGATCGATGGCCCGCGCGCAGAAACCATCCAGCGCGGCGTGCGACGGCCGCACGCGCAGATCTCCGGCTGTCCAGTATTGCCAATAAGGCAACGCCTCCATCAACCCCGGCTCCTGCATCTGTTCGAGGCGACCGGCGCCGTAGGCTTTGCCCGCGTTGGTTTGGAAGACAGTGTCTAACTCGAAGGCCGCGAGCTGCTCGACACCAGCGTCGGATGTCAACTTATCGACGGCACGGTGGAAGTCTTCGTGTGTTCCACCTTTGGCCAACGTCTCTGAGAGCGCATCGCGGATCTTCTCTATCAGCCGCTGATCGCTCACACCGGCAACCGTGAAAGCGTCCTTTCGGTATTGGCTTGTCAGTCCGTCGAAGAGATCCTTCGTGACTGGCGTCAGGTTGCGCAGATAGTTCACCGCGCCCGTCGGCGGTATCTCGAAGCTGAAGCCGACATTGAAGGTGTCGGCCTGGGCGTCGTCGTCCGCAAAGTTCCTCAGACGCGAGCTGGTGGCCAGGCGCACGGGCCGATGCAGCTTGACCAGGCCAACCTTGGTGACGTGCAGTCTGCCCAGCAGGTTCGCCGCGGCCAGGTGCCGAGCCAGCAGATCGCCGAGCTTCACCTGCTCTGCGTGTTGGGAGAGCAGCGTCATACCTCAGCTCTCGGAGGCACTACCGTGGAGGCGATCTCGTGCACGCGCCGCGCGAAGATGCCCTTGGCTTCGCCCTGCAACTGTTCGAAGAGCTTGTCGTACTGCGCCATCTGCGCGAGCGTCCGCGCCTCGTCCTGCCGCTCGGCGAATGTCGCGGTCGAGCGATCGGCGATCTTCACCTGGGGAGCCGCTCCGGCCTTTGGCACCAGAATGTCATCCGGGTTTTCGCCATTCTCGCCGGCGGCCAGTGGCACATCGTAGCGGTCGGAGACATAGCCCACGGTGAACTTCTTGCCCATGCTTTGCAGTCCCATGTCAACGCCGAGCCGTTCGTCGAGATCCTCGCCCGCCTTGATTTCGATCTGCCACTTGGGCATGGGCGCGCTGGGACCGTAGTTCCACAGAACGAGGGGACGGACGAGCTGATCGTTGACCACGGACATGACGGCTTTGCATAGCGAGACAGAGCGCGTATCAAAGGTGTCGGCATGAGTTTTGCCCTGGGCCTGCGATCCTTTGCCATCCTCGCTGCCGAAGCTGGTCAGCGTTTCGCCCTGTATCCGGCGCACGATGGAGAGCTGCATGGTGTTGAAGAACGCCTGGTAAACCTTGGGGTCTTGCGCGCGGGCGATTTTCAGCATCTCCGGCTCGAACTCGAAGCCCTTCGGCACAGCAACCGCGACATTGTCGATCAGAGCCTGCGCAATATCTACGGCCTGTTTGCGCTCCGAATCACTGTCAGCGTCGTTGTAGTGGACCACGGCCGTGCCGGGCCCCTTCTCGGCGAATTGCATCCACAGGCGCTGAATGTTGCGCTTGAACCAACTCGGCCAGAAGACGTTCTTGAGCAGCGGCCGGCCCATGCGGTTGCGGCTGCGCTTGCGGTAGCTGAAGATGAGGAACTTCTGCTCGGGGACTTCCTTGCCTTCCGAGGCCCAGGGATTATCGAGCAGTTGCAGATTATTCACCTGCGGATAGGAGCGGTTGCCAAAAAGAAAAAGCTCCTGCGGGCAATCGCTGATGTCCACCAACTCCGCCTGGCCCATGGAAGTGTCGAAGACCATCTCCTGAACAGAGAAGCCGTAGCCGGGCGCATCGAGCACGCAATCCAGCACCTCGTCAAAATTCACGCACTGCAGTTGTGTTTCGATGAATTCTTTCACGTCTACGGCGAGCGAATCCTTGTCATTGGCCGGCAGCACAGAGGTGGCGCGCTCCATCACGCTCAGCTTCAGGCCGTCCAGGGCGTTGCCTACGTCCTCGTCCTTGTCCTCCAGTTCGCGATAGTAAGCCATGGTCTGCGGCAGGTTGTAAGTCATGCTCGCGTAAATGTCGGAGGGGTTGCGCGATCCGCCGAAGGCTAGCGTATTGCGATAGAGCGAGATCTGCTGCATGTAGAGGCTGTTCGACGAGATCATCTCGCCCTTGGGCGGCAGCGGCGGAACGGCGGAAGTCTTTTTGTTGGCCATCACAGGAACCCCTTGATTTGTGAATAGGAGGTGGGCTTTTCCGACGCCTGGACGCCGGCGAGCCGGCAGATGCCGTCGTCGGCCGCCAGATCCGCCAGAGCTTTAGCCCAGAAGGCGTCGGCGTGGGCAAAGAGCTTTTTCTTGACGCCGCCGGCGACGGCCGTGTCCACCTCGATGCGCGGCGCATCGAAGGTGACGCCGGTTGGCGTGGCCTGGCGTTTGATCGCCTGCAGCTCGGTGCGGATCTGCGGGTCGTAGGGAATGCGCACGCGCGCCTGCTCAAAGCGCTTCTTGGTGCGGATAGCTAGGTCCGTCTTCATCCGCACGCCGTTATCGTTGGTTCCGCCGAAGCTGACCCCCAGCAGGCGGCCGGCGTTGGTTTCATTCAGCAAGTCGAAAAGCCCCGAGCCCATGCCGGTTTTGTCGATAGCTGCCCGCGCGCACATTTTCACGATCGGGTTGAGAATCCGGGACTGATTCGGAAAGGTAATCTCATGCAGCCAGAAGATGCCGCGTGTCCAGGCCACGTCGCCGACCTTCTCATCCAGCCACGCGCAGGTTGCGTCGTGATCGCGGCCCACATCCATGCCGAGGAACAGCGGCCCGCGCGGATTGAAGTTCGGATCGAGATCGATCTTTAAGCCACCATTTGGATCAAGGTGCAGCAGCTTCGCTCGCGTCTCGGCGTCTTCGCAGGCGGCGATCAGGTCGAGAGTCAGCCAGGCCCCGGTGCTCTTGAGGAAGACGCAGCAGAACTCCTGATTCCAGGTGTCGTCATCGTTGAGGCCGCGGCGCATTCCCTCGATGTCGATCGGGCAGCCTTCGGCCACGGCGCGGTAGACATCCACCCAGTGACCGGACCATCCGTCTTTCCTTACCGTGGGCTGCTCGGGCGCAACGCCCATCTCCAGGCCCAGGTTGCGGGCAATGTCGTAGAACTTGCCCTGCTCGCCGTTGGGCGTGGAAAGCACTTCGAGCGAGTTGCCCAGGGCGACCTGGCGGAAAACGGCCGCAAAGATCGCGTAGCTGTCTTCGTGATGCGCGTACTCGTCGAGCACAGCGTCGCCGGGATAGCCGCGCGCTGTGCGCGGATTGGCCGGCAGAGCGATGATGCGGCTACCGTTGGGAAAAGTGATCTTGCTTTGGATGGCTTCGATGCGTCCCAGCGCATCGACAAAATCTTCGTTGGCGATCATTTGCGCGGTGCCACCCATGAGCTGGCAGAGCTTCGCGCAGGTCTCGACGAATTCGATGGATTGGGCTTTTGAGGCTGACAGAACGGTTGTGGTGCGGCCGGGAACGCGCATCGAAATTTCGTCGCGGCGATAGGCCGTGGCAAAGGAGTAACCGATGCGTGCGGCCTTCACCGCGCATTTGAAGCGGGTATTGTCGTCAATCCAGCGTTGCTGATACGGCCGCATCTGCAGCACGGCCGGCAGCTTGATTTCGTGGTCGAGAACCTCAATCATGAGCGATCACCACCGGGGTCCCCGGCGACGGGTCCTTGTCGCCGGGGTGGGGCAGTGGCGGCAAACCAAAGGTGCGCTCGCGGAGGAGGTTAATGTCCGCAATGGAGAACTGCCCCGTGCCTTTCTTCGCGGCGGACTGGGTAGCTTCATCAACCCGCTCCCGCGCAGCTTTTTCCCGGTCTTCGAGCAGTTTCATCTTACGTGCGTCCACCTCGACCCGCTTCGCTTGCAGATCCACACGCTGGAGGCGGCTGAGGGTGAGCGATAAAACATTCAAACCGTCGAGGAACTTGGCCTGGTCGCCGGAGCCGACCTGCTGCATCAGCGTGAAGACCTGGTCACGCATGGCGTTCATTACCGCCGCGTTCGTGCCCGGCAGATCGTTGCCGGCGAATGCCGCCGCCCACTCGCGAGCCTTGGCGCTCTCGGCTAGGACTTGTTTCCTGACCTGGGATACGCGCAAATCAAACCAGCGCTGCAACGACGACTTGGGCAGCCGCAAGCCCGGAAAAAGATCCAGTGCGTCAGTGTCTACCTGTTCCCAGTCGATGAAGCCGCCGCCGTCCTTCTGCCATTCGGCGCTGTAGGGCTTCGCCGACTGCTCGGCGATCTCCACCCAGGTGTGGCCGGTGTCATAAAGATGCTGGATCGCATCCCGCACGCTCTGCGGCAGGCGATCGATCTTGAGCGGCTGTCTGGTCGAGCGCGGCTCTCCGGTTTTTGGCTTGGGCTTCGTCATGCTTTCTTTCTTGAGGGGCAGACCTCATCAAGAAGCTCTTCGAACTCCCGACGCCTCTGCATCTCGCGACCATCGGGATTTTGCCTGTTGAAGGCCGCCTGGCATTGAGAGCAAGCGATTCCAGGATTGTGCATACACCCAACGCTCATAGCTTCCTCGCCAGTTAGTTGAAGAGCACGTCGTCGTTGCTGCGCCCGGCGGTCACAAAGCGCAGGCCCGCGGCCGTGAGCATAATCTGGCTCAACTCCACGCGGCCGCTGATGTCATTGACCTGAGTCTTGAAATCGAGATAGTCGAGCACAGCGAGATCCTGAAGCAGGGTGGTCACCTGCTCCTGGCCCATAGTCTGGCCCATCTTTTGCAGAACAGCCCACACCTCGAAGTTGTCCATCCGGGAGAGCTGGTTTTCGTGCCCCTCGCGCACCATCTTGAGGATGATGCCCCGCCTGCGCCGCATCTGGATTTCTCTACGATCCGCTTCCATCGCCGCCACCTTGCCCTCCGCCTCGATTGCGCATAACCACCAGTGTGTTCACTGACAGCGCAATTTCTTTCAAAACCTTGTCCTGCTGGTCGAGCCGCTCATAAACGCCCGGAAACTCGCTGGCCGCATAAATCGCCAGGCGTTCCACCTGCTCGAACTGGCGGTTACCCTGATCGGCCAGCCTGGTCAGCGCATCCGCTGTGCGCCCGGCGGAGCTGGCTGAGTGTTCCAGACCGCCAGCCACAACGGTGAAACTCTCGCGCACCGTAGCATTCAGCCCTTCAAAGAGCCGCCCCACGACGAACAGTCCCACAATCGCGACGAGAAACACCGGCCCCCAGCCTTGAAGCAATGCGAAGGCTTTATCCGGCTGGCTGCGCAAAACTTCGTAAGCGCCCATCACCACGGCCGCGCCGCTTGCTCCGCTGATCGCCAGGCCCACATGCTTGAGCCAGCCCGCTCTGAAGCCCATGCCCAGTTCCGCCTTCGGTGTTCCGTTTCCCGCCAGGCCCAGAGTCGTCATTTGGCAGGCACCTGCGGCGCTTGGCGAGCCTCGCTGTAAATCTGCTGCATCACCTGCTCAACCACGGCCGCCGTCTGGTTCGAGTTACCGGTGCGCACATCGACTCCGATCTGCGCTATGCCTTGCACCGCCGTCAGCAGCTCTGCCTGATGCCGGTTCGCCTTGGCGCTGAATCCGGCGATCGAGAGCCCTACGCCGAGTAGCGTCAGGCCATCGACTACGCCGAGTTTTCCATACGCAACACCGGCCACCGCCGCCGCCATCACCAGGCCGCCCCCGACGATGGTTTTCTTGCCCTGCCACCAAACCACCACCCCAGCCCAAAACTTACCCATAAAACCCCCTTGACACCCGAAGACCGCTTTTTTGGTCAGACCTGGCCATTTTTTGCCCCGGTGCCGCGCCACAAAGGCCGCGTCGTACCCGTTCACTCATTTTTTTAGTACTACCCCCGCCAAAAATCCGCCCGGCGCGTCCTAGCGCCTTCTGGCGCGTTTTTGTCTTTTGCCGGTCTCAGGTGCCGGCGACCGCCTGGGCGACGGTCAGGTTGTCCGGCCTCGCCCACATCGCTGCGAACTTGGTCTCGAATGCCTTAGCGCTCTCAGGATCGACCGAAAAGGTGGCCGAATTGTCCTGCCGCCGTTCGCCCTGCTCACTGAAATTGGCGGAGCCGCCGCGTACCATGCCCGAATCGACGCAATAACTTTTCAGGTGCATCAGAACTTTGGAATTCTTCACGCGGATCTGAACATTCGCCAGACCAATCAGCGCGTGCAATGGAATCCGCGCACAGGTTGCATCGCCACGGCATTCGGCCTGCAGCTCGCCCCGGTCCAGGTAGATCAGCACCAGTACGCCGTGCGCCGCCCGATCCGCCAGCACTTTCACAATGGCGTCGTCGGTCAAACTGAAAGCCGCCAAGCTGATCGTCTTCTGCGCCGACCCGAGCACGGCCACATCCCGCGCTTCCAGATTCGTCTCCGGCGAGTAATAGGTGTCCGAGGGTAGAAGCTGCTGCGCATAGGCGTAATCGTTGCAGCCTGCCATCCACACGCTCAGGGCGAACCCCACAGCCAGAAAAGCCCAACTGCGAATTTGATTTCTCATAGTGCCTCCATCAGGCTGAAAATCCTGCCGCACACAAAGCCCTCAGTCTTGTACCAGGGCAGCTTCATGCAGGTGAACGCCAATCTTTGCGTGTCCTCGTCGTAGGTCCACGCGATGGTGATATTGTCGCCTGTCGCCGTTCCCGCATCTCCCGTGCAGCTCATCTCCTCGGCCTGCGCCCGAATACGCGCGCGGACCGCGTGATACCTGAGCCGGGAGATCGAATTGAACGTGAGGCGCGCTGCCATCCGTATGCCTCAAAATGCAAGATTTGTACAAATCTTGCATTTTTCTGCTTTTTGCTTCCGCCGCCGGGGCTGGTTAATCCCGGCGGCGGAAGGTTGGTTGAGTTCCCCAGGTACGCGTGCTGACCACTGTCAGTCATCCAAGAAACCAGCGCGCCAAACCATTCACAAAGCCGCTGGCCACAATCTGAGGTCTTGCTCTCTGTTTGGGTATATCTCGTTACTCCGCGGCTTCGTCGGCCTGCGCTTCCTTCCGCGCAGCCGCATCTTCGGTCGCGGCGTCGGCCAGAAGCGCTGTATCAGCTTTGCCTTTCATGCCTATCAATTTCTGTACCAGGGAGGCGCCCTCGCCGAACGCCTCGGTAGCCAGCGTAATGAGCGCCGCAATTTCCTCGGGAGTCAGAGCCAGGGCAGCGAAGGACAAGATTCCGCCGTTCAGCGGACTTCGAGGCGGATTCTGGTTTCGGCTCGTACTCGACCCTATCTGCGCCTGGAGAATGGTGGTCTCGACTCGGATGGCCGTAATAATCGTCTCGAAGGAAGCCTGAGCAGTTGTCGATTTCAGGTGCAGAACGCCGTTTGCTTCGAGGGTATTGAGCGAGTCTGTGAATTTGCTGAAGGCGGCCAGGATCGAAGCCGTGTTCACCGGGCCTTGGTTCGCCTCGGCCGTTGTGAGTTGCGCTACCAGGACATCATTAGCCTGGGAGGCCTGGTCGATCAGCGTGGCTACCTGTTGCCGCTCGGCAACGGTAATCTGACCGGTGGCGGCAAGGCTGTGATTCAGATCGGCCGCCGTCTTGAGGCTGTTGGCGATCGAGTCGGCCGCCACCGCGGCCTTGTGTTGCGCCGTGCCACAGCTCGAAGTCCAGGCACACAACCCCGTCATGAACGCGAAGGCCAGCACGAATACGAAGCTCACACGCCACAGCGGGCGCGCACTACGAAAAGGCATCTTCATCTTTCTCTCCTCCTCCGGCTATGCCGGGATTCCGTTGTGTTCTATTCCCCGTAAAGCTCAATGAAGCGCTTGTCGCACTCGACCGATGCGCAACGTATGAGGTTTTCCTTGCTCGCGTCCACGCCCTGAACGCACTCCAAAATCAGCTCATAAGCGCCCGGAATCTCTTTCAGCTTGGCGATTCCGTTCTTGTAATCGGTATTCACGGTCCTGAGGGAAAGACCGAGCCTTTCCGCTATTTCCCGAAGGCGTCTGACGCCCCGATTTGGTCTACCCTTGAAAGCCATCGGTCTGCCTCCAGAGCGCCACTTCCGCCTCACGCCGCGCTTTAAGCGCCGGAACTTCCTTCTCGCCGGAGTGATCCCATTGCAGCAGCGCCTGGGCCGCCGTGTCGTAGTTCCCGGAGTTGAGGTACTTGAGAAGTGTTGAAGCGGCCAACCGCCCCGCGCCCAGGTTGAAAACGAAATCGACCAGCGCGTCGAATTGGCCCTGTCTGAGCGGAACCTTGACCAGGCGCTGCACAGCCTCTTCGGCGTCGTCTACGTCGCAGGCCAGTATGTGCTCGGCCAGATCTTCTGTTATGCCGGCGGGAAACGATTCGGGGTGCAACAGGCGGTGGCCGTAGCCGATCGTCGGGAAACCGGCCACGTCGAGATACACCTTGCCCCGGAATCCCTCTGACTTTTTGAGCAACGCCATTCCCGCCGCACTGAATTCCATCGCCTCACCTCAAGTCGGAGGCCGGGGCTTGGGACGCGCCTACTGCGCTACTTCCAAGCCCAGGGCCTCTCCATCGGCTGCACCGAATGGGCTTCCTTTCGGAAGGACTCCATCGGGGCCAGTAGTGGCCAGTATGGGGCGCGGCTTCGCCGCGCGTTGTGAGAGGCGATTAAGGTGTGATAGCTGGAATGATCCGCGTCGTGTTCCTGATCGCGTAGTTGGCGACCAGCAGTTCGGGAGACACCGTGCGCCGGGCCGCGCCGCATATTGTATAAACCACTCCAACGCGTCGCGTCTTAAAACTGTACGTTCGCGCCAGCGAGCGAATCTCAGCGGAATCATCGAAACTCATCAGGAACTTGCCCTTGATCTCGGCGAGCTGCGCGAACATCTCTGCGCGGCGCTCTTTCGACAACGGCTCATACCTGCCGTTCGGCTGGAAGGCAACATAGGGAGGATCAAGATAGAAAAACGTTTCCGCTGAATCGTACCTCGCGAGGATCTCCGCAAAGTCCCGCTGCTCTATCAGCACGGCTGCAAGCCTTTCGGCTGTGGCTCCCAGCAGATCGCGCACCCGGCTCAGTGGCCGCTTGGAATTTGGGCTGCGAGCCGAGCTACTGGCAAAATGTTCCCCTTTCGCGCCGAATGAATACCAGACCAAGTACGCAAAACGCAGCGCACGGTCGATCTCGTTTGCCGATTCTTTCTTTGCCCGCAGCTCTCGAAAGCGGGCGGCGTGGATGCAGTCCAATTGCAACTGCTCGGCCAGCTCAGATGGCCGATGCTTCGCAACGCGGAAAAAATTGATGAGATCACCGTTGAGATCGTTTATCACCTCAAGGTTGGCCGGCTCCTTGGCAAAGAGCAGCTTTGCCGAGCCGGCGAAGACCTCAGCATAAATCTTGTGTTCAGGAATCAGGCTGAGGAGAGTCTTTTGCAACGCTCGTTTTCCGCCAGGCCACGCGAAGGGGGAATTCATGCTTCCGAGCATAGCTCGGAACAAAGGCGAACACAAGGCGAAGATAAAGGCGCTTAGGAAATAGCCCGGATGAGAGCGTAGACAATTCCCGCCGATACCGAAAAGGCCCACAGCGCGCCGAAGATTGCCCAGAAGATGCTCCGGGGCGTCAACGGCAAGGGAACAGCTCGCGCCGTGGACGCAAGGCCCCGGCCATCTGGCAGCGGCTTGCCGGCATCAACAGCTTCGCGGCACAACGGATGCTCACTCGAACCAAGACCCGCCCATTCGCCGCACAGATTGCACTTTGCCATCACGTTCTCACTTTCTGATGTAGAGCTACAGCCACGCTTATCCCACTCCGAGCTTCGGAACATCTCCAATCAGCTTTACGACCGCGCCGATGATAGAGAAATCTCCATCTGAACGGAGGACGCGTACCTGGTGGCGGCGCGAGATGTTCTGGGCTTCCAGAAAGAATGTGTCGCCATCTTTCCTTAGCCACTTGATGGTTACGCCATCGCCCTCGCGGGCAGCCACCATTCGGCCCGCGAGCCTTTCCGGTGCCCGCTGGAGGGTATCGATCACCACAATATAGCCGTCCAGCACGATTGGGGCCATGGAATCACCTCGCACACAAACGGCGACTAGATTTCCTGGGCCCGGCAACCACGCGCGAGGAAGGACGAGCGGCGCTCGCATCTCGCAATCGCTTACCTCTCTGGGTATTCCGGCGGCGAGAGCGTCTTGAAAAAAAGGAATGGTTCGGAGTTCATCTTCTTTGGGTCTTTGCTCCGGTTGGAGACCCGCCAATTGGAGCCAGAAGGGCTTTTCATCGTCTGGAGCCAGACGAGCAAGCGTTGCAAACACTGTCCCGCGCGGGAAGTTCATCCCCGTTTCCCACTTGCCGTAGGCCGCTGTTTGGACGCTAAAGTATTGAGCCATCTGCTCTTGCGTCAAGCCTAATCTGGAACGCGTTTCTTGCATACGCTTCCCGATCTGCGCGCGCATAAGATTTTTCTCTCCAATTGGAACTTTCTTGTTGACGTCCAATCTCCGTTCGGAGTACGATTTGTCCATCTCCACGAGGGACAAGTTTTGAAGCTCCAAATTATCACGAATGACCGAGGTTGTGGCGCCATGACTCAATATGGCAAATATTACGGGCTGTACAGCCGCGTTGCGCGAACGCTTGGCGTCTCTCCGAGCCATGTCCGAAAGGTCGACTTGGGACTCCACAAGTCGCAGCGTGTTGCCGATGCGCTCCATTTGGAGATGGAGCGGTTTGACCGCGCGCGGAAGAAAGGGCGAAAGGCGACGGTTGCCGGGGAAGCGGCTTAATCGCATAAAACCTCCTAAGTGAGAAGTTGATCTCACCTCTCAAAGGTTGGAACAGATTAGCCGGGGCGTCTACGAGAATGAGCGAAGAAAGAAATCACAACGATTCAGGTGGCGGCTCCACGCTGCCGGGCAGTATGAACGACGACGACCTGGTCCGCGGAATCATCACTCAGGCGATCAAATCCTCCAAAAAGAGTCGCACGCAGATCGCTGAGGAAATGTCTTATTTGCTTGGAGATAAGGTGACAGACAGAATGCTCGCGTCCTGGACTTCCGGCGCGATGGAGAAACACCGGTTTCCCTTACATTTCAGCCGGGCATTTTGCATTGCCACTGAAAATTGGCGGCTCGTTCGATGTGTCGCTGAGCTTGCTGGATTCACAGTAATCGACAAAGAAGACGCCGAAATCCTCGAATTGGGTCGTACCTACTTGGCCCGCAAGGCCGCAGACGAGAGCATGTCGGCTCTTGAGCGGTCGATCATTCTCCGGGATAGAAAGTAATTATGCAGACACCATTGAGCGGGCAGACACGCGTTTCCGAAAACTCCAATCGGAGTGTTTATGGAACTCTTGTATCTCCATTTGGCGCAACGATTGGATCTGCGCCCTCCACGACGGTGGATGAGGTGACAGCATGAGCGCACAACCGCAACTCTGCTTGATCGCCCCGCCGCAAGAACATTGGCTCACCGCCGAAGAAGCCGTCGCTCTGACAGGCTGGACCGATCGCTGGCTGCGCGAGAAGGCGAAGAACGGCGAGATCATCTCACGCGAGTCGGAAACAAAGACCGCCAACGGCCGCGCCGGAAAGCTCTACCTCGCCGCGTCTTTCCCCGCCGCAATCCGCGCAAAGTTCAATCGCGCCCACACCTCCAGCATCCAAGGGCCTCTCTTCGCGGATGTTGCCCCGGCTCCGGCCGCCACGCTGCGCATCGCTCTGCCCAGTGAAGAAGCCCAGGCTCAAGCCGAGCAACGGCTGGAGATCCTCCAGATGGTTCTGGAGTATGCATCCGACCCGCAACGCTTCTCCGCCTTCCGCCTCGCCGATGGCCGCCCCGTCACCTCGCAAACAACCCTGATTCAATACATCGCACAGACCCGCAATGTCTCCGAGCGCACGCTCAAGCTCTGGCTGGCGCGCTTCCGCGCTGGTGGCTTTGCGGCCCTGGCCGATCAGCCGCGCCGCGACAAGGGCGTCTCGCGCTGGTCAGCGCAGAGCGAGCAGCACGCCGAGCTGGCTGACCTGGCCACTTACGCCTACCTCAACGAGCACCTGAACAAGCGCATGGCGTGGGAGATCGTTGACTGCCGCGCCAAGCAGATGCAAATCGAGCCGCCCAGCTACGAGACCATCCGCAGCTTTCTCGAAAACCTGCCCGGTGCAGTGACCACGCTGGCCTTGAAAGGCCGGCGCGAATACGACGAAATCTTCGCTCCCTACATCCGGCGTGGCTACACAGACTTCGAAGCCGGCGAAATCCTCGTTTCGGATCACGCTCACCACGACGTACTTGTTCAAAATGACCTCTTCGACGACAAGGACCGCCAGCACATGCGCCTGGACTTTACCGGGCTGATCGATATGCGCAGCCGCAAGGTTACCGGCTACGCCTGGTCGCAGGCAGGCTCATCGCGCTCCATCGTCACCACCCTGCGCCATTCCATTCAGAACTTCGGACCGCCGCGCACGCTCTACACCGACAACGGCAAGGATTATCAGAAAGTCGGCAAGGGCGCGCACAGTTCCGCGTGGAACGTTGCGGAGATTCCGCCCGAGGCTATGGGAGTGCTGGCGCGCCTGGGCATCTCGGTTGACTACTGCATCAAGTTCCACCCGCAGAGCAAGCTGATCGAGCGATTCAATAACACCATGCACCAGCGCTTTGATCGCCGCTGGAAGACTTACACCGGCCCCACTCCCGAGCAGCGCCCTGACCGTTGCCACGCCGCGTTAGCGCGCCACCACAAGCTACTGGCACAGGGCCGCGCGGACGAATCCGATCTTCCCTTGGCCAGCGAGTTCATCCGCGCCGCCGTGCTCTGGATCGAGCAGGAGTATCACTTGCGCGTTAAGGATGTTCCCGGCATGGAAGGCTTGACGCCCAACGAGGCTTTCGAGCAACACCGCTGGACCAAGCAGCCGCCCGCTCCCGAACCTGCCGTGCTCGCCTGCCTGCTGACCGAGCGCACCACGCGCATGGTCCGCGAGTGCTCCATCGAGCTGCTCAATCGCCGCTACGTCGCGGCGGACCCGGAGAGCGGCCGCGAGCTGCATAACCGCACCGGCCAGACCGTCACAGTGGCCTTCGATCCGCTGGAAACGGACCGCATAGCCGCTATCGACGAAGACGGATATGTCTTTGCCTATCTGGAGCCGGAGACCTTCTTGCGCCAGGCCAAGGACGCGGAGACACAAGCTGCCATCGGCGCCAGTATGCGCGAGCGCAAACACCGCTACCACGAAACACGCGACCAGCTCGATGCGCTCTCGCGCCGCGTTCTTCGCTCGGGCTACGTCCCGCAAAACGATCAAATGCTTCAACTCGGCGGCCTCCCCATCGATGTCTCCCACCTGGTGGTTCACCGGCCACAGCCGACGCACCTCCAGGCGGGAAATGAAGAACCAACAAACAGTCTCATACCGGGCCAGGCAGCCGATCGCTTGGCGGAACGACTTCGGAGGAATAGTGTCCATTCTCTATAAGCGGAAACCGTATCTCAAGTCACTCGGTTTGCCGAGCGATGCGGAGATGATTCGCCGGACGCGAGCTTTTGTGCTCCACTCCGGCCTCACACTCGGGGAGCTGGCGGATCTGGCCACCCTCAATCCAAGTTCTTTGCGCGTCTTTTTGTCGGGCCACTATGGCGACCATCATGCCGCGGAAGACAACTCGCTGGCCGTGCGCGCCGCCCTCAAAGGCGTGATCGACCGCTACGAGATCGAGCACGGCGCGGTTGTGCAGGGCAAGCACTACGACACAGCCGAGTATGACGCGGTGCGCCGCTCGATGTGGGCCGCGCTGCGCCAGGGAACGGCCTTTCTCGTTGACGGGCCGCCGGGAACGCAGAAAACTTACACCTTTCGCCGCGTAGCCCAGGAGATCAACCGTAGCAGCGAGGGAAAAGCGGTGTATGTCTATGCCCGCGTCGAGCACAGCCCGCAGTCGTTTCTGATTGAGTGCTGCACCGAGGCCGGCATTCCCAATCGCGGCACCATCGACCAGCTCCTCCGCAAGCTGCGCTTCTTTCTGGGCACACAGCGGACGCTGCTGATCGTGGACGAGGCTCAGCACCTGGGCCTGAGCGGGCTGGAGATTCTGCGCCAGCTCCTCGATACGCCGCCGTACTTTGGCGTCGTGCTGGGCGGGTCACACGATCTCTCAGTCCGGTTGGGCGATTGGCGCATGGAACAGTGGCGCAGCCGCCTGCGGCGCACACACCTGCTCAAAGGCCTCAGCACCGGCGAGGCATCCAGCATTCTCCAGGCCGAACTGGGGCCGATGTACTCGGACGACATCGCCGAGAGCATCAAGGACGCCACGGTCGAGGCTGTGCGCGACCGCAAGCCGTTCCAGTACGTGAGCGCCCGCAATTTGTTTTTTGCGATAGAGGACGCCCGCAACGCAATCGCGGAAGCGGCCGCCGCTACCAAAGCGCCGGCGGCGGAAAGGGCAGAGGCCGTCGCATGAAAGCAGATCGGGATTGGAGCCTCGAATTCGCCGCCGCAGACCGTCTACTCAAGGCGGCCGTGATTCTCGCCGCCATTTATCTCTTCATCACGATTGCTATGGCCTTTCTGCCTGGCGGCGCGGTCGAGCGCGTGCTTGGAGGTGGCCGGTGGTGAGAGACATTTGCGCCCTCGACAAATTCCTGCTTCGGAGCGCCAGCCAGGCTGAAGACCTCAAGGCTCAGATGGCGCGAATCATGCGCATCGACCTGAACGCCGGTCACACCGTTGGAGCAATGGCCTTTGAGCTTGGAAAAGCCAGCGGCATCAGCCGCTCCATCACCGACTGCCTCGACAAAGCCAAGCAGCAGCTCGACAAGATCGACCAGCTTGACAAGATCGGAGGCGGCAAGTGAGTGACCAACCTCAGAATCGCATGGTCTACATCGACCAGCACGGCAATGCGAAGTGCGTGAGCGCCAAGGCTGTCAGCGCTATGCCCTCCGAGTTCGGCGATTGCCTCCAAACGCTGTGCGCCGACATGCTGATCGCGCTCGAATGCATTGATCTCTTCGGCGGCATACCGGTGCCCGTCGCCAAGGCCATCCTGCGCAACATGGAACCGGCGCACGCCGCCATCGATATGGCCATCCACTGCTCACCGAAAGTCGAGGTGCATTGATGGCTTACGAATACGTGAAGCAATACTACGGCGTTCCTGTCGAGGTCGGGCAGCGAGTCACGATGAAAGACAAACTCCGCACTGTGAGAACAGGCGTCGTCGTCGGCAAGCGGTCGTACGACCATTATGTTCATGTTCGATTCGATGGGCAGAAGTTTGACGTGCCTGTTCACCCGTTCGACCTCATATATCACGACGGAAAGGCGGTGGCCTGATGCTAGCTCCACTGCCGGCCCCGCCCTATGTTTGCAAGGTCTGCGGCGCGCCCAAGCGCGACTCCAACCACTGGCAGATGGCTATTACAAAGCCGGGCTTCGAGGGCATCATCTTCCAGCCTATCGAGACCGTCGAAGAGCCGCGCAATCCCGAATTCATCTACGAGGAAATCTGCGGCCAGGGCTGTTCTCTCAAGCGCCATGGCCGCTACCTCGACGATCTCAACGAATTTTTCAACGCACAGAAAACCGAGGCTGACCATGACTCCGAATAAGAAACAACCGCCCACTCCCGAAATGGTGGATGGACTCTGCATGAACTTCGACGCGGCGAAGGCTGCCGTTGAGGAAGCGCAGCAAAACTTCTCCGCCGCCAAAGGCGCGCTGCTGGCCATTGTGCAGAACTTCGGTTACGTCCCGGCCAACGCCGAAAAAACCAAGCGGCTCGAAGGCACGCTCTACATTGCCGACGCTACTGTGGCCTCTACCGTCGAAATCGTCGAGGCTCCGGTTGGCGAGCTGCAGAGCGAACTCTCGCGCCTCAAGCTGCCCAAAGTCTTCATGAAACTCTTTGAGCGCAAGGTGAAGCACACGCTGCGCAAGGATGCGGCCGGCACGTTGAAGCTGGCTATCGGTGGTTTCGCGGACGACGTGCAGACACGCCTGCTCGCACTCTTCTCGTCGTGCTTCAACGTGAACTCGAAGGCTCCGGCGCTCTCGGTGGAGCTGGCCGCCGCGCTCCGCCAGAAAGAAGCTGAGGCCATTGCGAAGGCCGAGCGCAAAGCCGCCAAGGCCGCGAAGAAAGGCGGCGCGAAGTGACACCCATCGAACGCCGCATCGAGCGCGTGGAAATGGCTATCGCTGAGGCGAAGTCGCACCTAGAGGAAATCAAGGCACGCCACTGCATCAGCCAGGGCGCGTTTCTGTGCGATGCCGCCAAGAAGATTCAGACCCACGCCAGTCAACTGCAAGAGCTTCTGGTCAGGCAGTACATGAAGAAAGGCCGCGCGAGATGAAGCACAGACAAATTGTTCTCGCAGCGGAACCCGACGCAATGCTCGATTACTACGAGCTGCTGCGCGGCCAGGGAGAGCCTTGCTGGTTTATCCGGCGCGGCATCCAGGGCGAACCCATCAGCCAAATTTGCGCCTCGCCGAGGGCCGCATGGAAGAGCGCCCACACATGGCTCCCAAAGTCCCTCAGAAAGCAGGCTGCCTGATGGAAGCTACCGCCGTCGTTACGCCGCTGTCTCGCGACCTGTGGCCGACCTGCCCCAACTGCGGCTCGCTTCTCGACGTGTGGAAGACATGCCCGCACGTATCCGCAGAGGTGGCCGCGTCGGTCTCCACATCGGGGCGGCCGGTTTACTGCTCAGGGAAGGAAGAGTCTGATGCTGCCAACGCCTGAGACAACCACCACGGCCCCGCGCGGAAAGCGCTGCTCGCGCTGCCTCTGCTGTGACGCCATCATCGTCTTCGCCGGCGAGGCTCTCTGCGCCGCCTGCGACGACGGCACACACCCGGCGCTTCCAGAACGCCACAACAAGTTTGAGCCGGATGCGGCCAACCATTCGGCTCAAGAGGAGGGGGAGGCAACGCCTACTGGATCAATAGCGCGCGCGGCGACCTCCTCTGAACCTTCCAACCAGCAACCTTTAAAGGAGGAAACGATGAAAGTTACAGCAGCGATGAAAAAGGCGATTCGCGAGGCCGATCCAGGCGAGAGCAACGTTTCAATCGGAAAGCGGCTCGGTATAACTGATGGTCACGTCTCCTATTACCGCTGCAAAATGCGCAACGAGTGGCATGTCGAGCAGCCGACGAAGGAGCCGACGACTTCTCGCCCCCAGGCCAAACCAGAAGAGAGGGGCCATGCTCTCGCCAACACGGCTCAGGCCACGTTCCTCGTCACCGACAAAATCGTGGACAACTGGTGGAAGGGCCTCACGCTCGGCGACAAGGCCGCGATCTTCTCCAGCAACTACGTGATTCGCCTGGAAGGGAGCGTCCAGTGAGCAACGCCGCTCTCAGCGCCGCGCATCGCAACATTTTCAGGAGGCTTCATTCTCTTGCCGACACCTGGAGAGACAACCCTGACGCAGGTTTTGACGCGGAAGCCGCGCGGCGCTTCTGCGATGCGCTTGACGTGCACGTTGACAAGCTCATCACCGGCATCGCGCTACTGCGCCAAACGGCCTTGGCTGCGATCAGAGCGCAGAAAGAGCGTGGGTAATGACCTGCGAAGTCATCCAAACCGAGCGCGGCCAGGTGATGATTCTCTGCAATCATGCGCGCCGTCAGACCTGCAAATTCTGCCGCATCCAGCCGGTGAGTAGACTTTGCGATTTCCCGGTTGGCAAGCACGGCAAAACTTGCGATGCCGGCATGTGCTCGAAATGCGCCACATCAATCGGCCCTGAAATTGACTACTGCCCGAACCACCGCGATCAGAAACCCGCTGCGGAACAGGCTTCACTCTTCGGAGGCACGCAATGACAGAACAGTCGCTCTTCCCGGACCTGGCAGTTTCCATCGAGCAGCGCAGACAGACCATCGACGCGGAGATTCTCTGGCTGCTTTTCGGCAGGCCGGGCGGCCCGTTGAAGCTCACATTGGCCGACGACGAAAAAGCTGTTCTGGCGGCGATCCGCTATTCCCGCGGCGCGGCCAATGCCTGCTCGATCCGCGAGATACAGCGGCGGCCGGGCTGCGAGCGCCTGACTGACCGTGAGATCAAAAAGGCTGTGCGAACCCTGCGCATCAACTTCCGCATACCCATCGGCTCCAGTAAACAGGGCAGCGGCGGCGGCTACTTCATCATGCTCACCGACGAAGACCACTCCATTCTGCGCAATCAAGTTCTCGACCAGGTCCGCGCCGAGCTGGAAGTGCTCAAGTCCGTGGACGGTCCGCGAGCTGCGCTGGAGCTGCTCGGACAACTTCAACTGGAGGTAAGCTAATGCGTCGCGAATCAGATCCACCCACCATGCTGGTCTACACAATCATCTACTGCGCTGTCGTTCTGATCTTGATCGGCGGACTCATCCTGCCGCATCTCAATTCAGACACGCCCGGCTTGCAGATCTTCAAAATCATCTACTGGCTGGGCGCCGGGGTCTTCGTCGTGGCTGCCGTCGCGACCTCCATCGCAGTGCGCTGCCACAAGCAGTCCACGAAAAGAGGACGTTGATGTTTGTCAGATCGATACACAAGGCCGATGCGCAACCCGGCTCCGCAAATGGATCGAAGCTGCCATCCGAGGCTATCTTTGTATGCCAGATTCCCGGCTGCGCAGTGGCCATCGAGCGTAATCAATTGATGTGCCCGACGCATTGGTTTGAAGTGCCCCAGGTTACGCGCACTGAGGTCTATCTCACCCTGGATGCATGGCTCAAAGGCAGAGAAAGCTTGCGGCCTTACATGGTCGCGCGACTTACGGCACTTATTCACGTTGGCAAGCTGCACGGCATAGATATGAGCGTGCTCGAAGCGAAGCTCGACCGGGTACGCGCAGATCTTCGCGCGGAACTGGCGAAACGATAGCTGCCCATCGAGATCATTTTGAGGAGGAATTAACTATGAGCGAAGTGAATAAGCTGGCCAACGCCCTGGCGCTGCAGGCCGCAATCGGAGTGCTCGAAGCTAGCACGAAAGTTGTCGAGATAGATGGAGTGGAATGGCGCGACATCGATAGCGAGGACGATGGCTTTCCCCTCGGTATCCAGCTCAAAGATGAGCTGCGCTACTTGAGCTTGAGGGAAGCCATCGTTTGGCACGGAACACAGCCGAACCTCTTCCGCATTGTAGAGGTGACCGCATGAGGCCCAAAAAGAAGATTCTGTTGGTGGGCGCGTCAGAGGACCGTCTTTCGATATTGCGATTCATGCTCGACACCAATGGTTTTGCCGTTACGGCTGTGGTTGGCGCGGCGGCGGCCATCGAGCAGCTCCGCGCGCAAACCTACGAGCTGCTGTTCTGCGAGCATTGGCCTTTGCCTGGCATCGAGCATCTGCTCAACCAAGCCTACGAGATCGATCCCGCCATGCGCTCTCTAGTGCTAGCTCCTGGCCTTACGTCGTCGCCAGCCGGTCTCAATACAGACGCTGTGCTGCTGCGCGGCGGTTGCTCCTCATTTGAATTGTTGGAGCGGGTGAAGATACTCACCGCACGTAAGCGCGGCCCGCGCTCGATTCGCAAGCAGCCCATAGCTGTGCCTGTGCCTTTGATGTCAACGGCAGATCGGAGGCTCGCGTAATGGGCCTCTATAACTTCCAAAAGCGATTCGTACCGATGATCCTAGATGGCAGTAAGACACACACCATTCGGGCTGAGAGGGCTCATCCCGATAGATCAGGTAATTGGCTTTACCTCTACACGGGACTGCGCCAGAAGGGCGCGCAATTGTTGATGCGTGCGCTCTGCACACGGGTTGAGGAGATTTCTATTGACGCCTCCGGAATAATTTTCGTCGATTCGATCCGTCTTTGCCCCGACGAAGCTGAGCAGCTCGCACGGCGCGATGGCTTTTCCTGCTATGCAGAGATGATGGGCTTCTGGGAAGGCCGTTTGCCCTTCAAAGGTCAAATCATTCACTGGGGGCGTCGATGGATGACCAGCGAGGCACAATGACGAAGCAAGTTTGTACGATCACAATCACCGCAACTAACCCGAAGGGCTTTTTGAAAAGTGCAGCCGGCCAGCGACTAATCAAATTGATCCGAGAGGCAGAGCAGAAGAAAGCGCAACCTACAAAGGAGAACAGAGTTGCAAGAACACGGGTACCAAAGACAATGCCAGCACATGGGATGCAAGAACCTGATCGATCCGAAGCGGAGAACGGCTAAGTTCTGCTCGGATGCTTGTCGCCAGGCGGATGGACGCGAGATGCGCAAGTTACGGCCTCCGGTACTTTGCTCTGAATGTAGAAAGGCTCTAAGTCGTAAGGGATGAGTATGCAGATCACTAAGCCACAACTCGGAAGGCTTCAGACTCTCTACTCGCAATTTGCCCGTCACGAGATAGGCGTGGGGACAGGTCGCGACGAGCGGATAGCTTGGGCCTCGCTGCGGCTTCGCAAGGCAGTGACGAGTTTTCGTGACCTCAGCTCGGCCGACGCCGGCTTCCTGATTGATGGGCTGCAGGAGAGCCTGGGCGTGAAGGCTCCGCTCAAGAGCCGGCCTAAACGCACCCAGGCGCGCCGCGCCGGCCTCGATGGGCGTCACGATGGCCAGGAGTTCTCCAACGCCCCACAGATAGCCTCTGCGGCCGATCTGGCCACCATTGAGAGTTACTACGCGCGCCTTGGATGGGAGCGCGCACAATTCGACGCCTGGCTGCGCTCGCCGCGTTCGCCGCTCAAGCATAAGGCCGCGCCGTCGATCGTCACCGTGGCCGACGCCAACCGCGTGCGCTGGGCGCTCAAAGGTATGTTGCAGCACGCTGGCAAGTGGGAGCAGAGGGGGAAAGCATGA